CTTACTGACCATTTCATTTGTTGTCCAATTCCTTTAAGTAAGTTTCTCATTTGGAAACTATATAAAACTGCAAAAGAACTATAAAGCGAAACACCTTCAGCAAATGCTGAGAAAATAGCTAATGATCTAGCAACTTCTTTTCTGGCATCTTCATTAACGGCTAGATCTTCATGTGTGTAATCTGCAGAAGTTGAAGTTAATAAGTCAAACTTTTCAGCAATTGCAGGTTCGTGTAAAAATGCTGCAAAATCTTCTAAGCCCAGTGTTTCATTAAGATATGAATACGCAACTGCGTGTATTGTCTCTTGTGATCCAAACATCATAGCCATTTGTCTAATCTCGTGTTTAGGAAACCAGCTCGTTACCATATTAGTCCAATAATCTGAAACTGCACATTCGGTTTGTGCAAAACCCAAAAGAATATTGCCTACTAGGTTCTTTTCGTGTGGCATAAGATTTTCATTCCAATCTTTTACATCGCCTTGCATTGAGATTTCAGTGTGTAACCAAAAGGCTTGGGCTTGTTTAAGCCAACCTTCGTTATAGTATTCAGGATATTCGAACGGTTTGTATTCTAAGCGTTCTTTAAAGAGATTTGACATATTGCTATTATTTTTTTAAGTTTTTTTACAGAATCCAGTTAAGACTACAATGGGCCTTATGTAAGACCCAGTCTAATCTATTTAGATGTAAGAATAATAGCAGCGCTGCTAGGATTTTATATATCATGCTACTATTTCTTTTTTCTAAAAATTAGACCTTAATTTTTTTCTTTAATTTTTTTTCTAGTTCATGGGCTTTTTCATAATACTCATAAGAAGTTCTTTTATAGTCCTTTCTTTGACCATATAAATCTGCTAGTATCTTTTTAAGAATACTATCTTCTTTCTTGTATACAACACCATTTTCACAGACAATGACATCTTTGTCTTTTCTTCTTTCTGGAATTTCCATTTCATTCACTTGTTCAATAAATGCATCCGGAGATATATTAAATTGACGCATGATTGATGGATACAGAGATGCAAAGTCAAAGGCGGAAACTCCAGAGTAATAACCTACAATAGGCTGTTTAACGAACGCTCCTTCGAATTTGCCGTCTTTTTTAGCATCTTCTTTATTCCATTCCATTCCAATTTTTTTGTTTTGTCCTATTAGCTTTCTAGCTATAAGTGCTTCAGTTACTGCCACTGGAGATGCTGCTTTATAGAGCGGCATTCTTGTGATAGTTGCCAATGTCAATAGTACTTCCATAGATCTAAGCTGTTGATCTATGTAATATACTAGGCATGAATCGACTACGTTATAGTAAATGTACTTTTGAAAATTATCTTCATAAAGTTCTTGTAATCCACCTGTGTATTTGATTTTTGCAACATCTAATACTGAGCTCGATACAAAATCTAAAGAATTAGATTCTTTTACTGCAACTGACCTATCATATTTATCATATAGTTGCATGTAATCGAGAATGCCCATGTGCAATGGTCTACTATCATTTCTATCTAATGATCCAGTGATAGCCACATCAGTCAGGTCGATTTGTAATCTCTTACATCTGTTTACTATATATTGCCAGTCATAGTTAATGAAGTTCCAACCGGTCATCATTGGGAACTTAGGTAAAAACTTATGTAAGAAACTATAAACCATGTTATACTCGTCGTCAAACTTGTAATAACTAAATTCCCAATCTTGATCATAATCTTTGAAGTGTTTATTAGTATCTTCTTCAATTTTCTTGATCTGATCAGAACTCATGTCTTCTAAACCTAAAACAATTGCCTTTCGCTCAGGTGTAATAATAGAAAACGATAAAATTCTAGTTTTTGCTTCTTCTGCTTTTGGGAATCCATCTACAATCTCAGTTTCAATATCTACAAAGTATGTGCGTGGCATATTGAATTCAAAGATTTCTTCTTGATCTTTTTCAGGCAATGAATCCATAAAATAGAGCAGGCTAAATTTATTAAAACTTCTAGAAATAGATCTTTTGATAGGTCTATTATCCCAATTTCTAAACTTAACATCTTTCCAACGATCCTTTTCTTCAGTAACTACCCAATTTTCAAATTTATTTACAGAATATCTTTTAAAGGAAACTTTACCTTCCTTATCGTAGTAACTAATAATAACTTCGTTTTCTTTTTGCTCTATGTCTAGTAACATATTATGTGTGTTGTTTGATTAATATCCTCGCTCTTGTCTATCGTGATTCTCTGCATTCTTTGCCATATACAAGTTAACTATATCTTTACTTGTCATACCAATAGAAATTGCAAAGTTCATATAAAAATGAAGACCATCAATCCACTCATAAAATAATTCTAGCTTATCTTCTTCGCTAAGATCTTCGATTTTCATTTCAGGAGTCTTAACATTGTCCTTCTTCCAGTATTTCCAGCCTGCGTTTCCAATACCGTCATTGATTCCGCCAAGCGCATCAAACATTTCATTAAGTTCATCGCTCATTGCATGTTTGTTTACCATCCAGAAATCTGCAATCTCTTTAATGCTCCAACCTTCAAAGTCAAAGCCCAATCTAGATTGCAATTCTTTTTGCTTGTCAAAGAGTAAACCAAAAGTGTCTTTAGTGTCTTTGTGATAATCTTGAATATCAAGATCTGCGCATTTGTTGTCTATGTTTGCCATGTTTTTTTTTGTATATTAATTCTATGATCTTTAGTGAGATAGTTTCAGTATTATTTGTCCATTTCTAAAACTTCTCCCCATTCTCTTTTTGAATTTGTTTTTTCTTTAGTTTCTTCTGATTCTGGGTAAGGTTGTCCACCTACATTCCAAAACCAAGCACCTTGATTCCCATGCTTAACCATAAATTCCCAAGCTTTTGCATCGTAGTTCATTGCAGATGGAAACGGAGGTGCAAAGTCTGGATTAACATCTGATGCGAATGCCTTTGGATGTGACCAAACCTTAGCTCGACCTAATTCACCTGTCTGTATATTTCTAGAAACCGCGACTGCATTAAATTCAGCATCTGGCCATGCAATTTGTAAAGACCTAGATAAAACACCAGTGGATATTGCTGACCATACTTCTTCTGGATAACCATGTTTTTCTGCCACGTCATATGCAACCTTTACTGCGGCTGCAGTTACTAATTCGTGTTTAAGTCCTAATGGAATAAATGTTGCATTGTTATCTTCGGCCCATTGTTTTGCGATTCTATTTAAATTAGGCATTGCTGCAATTCTTCTAAATTTAGGTATTGCCCCTCTCTCAATACATATCGCCTGATGATCTGATATTACTTTACCCGATGGCATAAATAATACCAGCTTCTTATTATATTTTTTGGCTAAATATGCAAGAGATATTCCTGCAAAACCAAATCTGGGCTGTACGTATACCAAAGTATCTGTTGGAGCCTTTTGAACTAGAATATCACCAAATCTACATTTAGATCCAAATCCCATTAAATCATCTCTAACTACATTAAACCCCTCATGATTCACAATAACTGGATCATCTAGCGGGTCTTGCCAATCACCGGCTAAATCTAACCACGCCTGTCTATTTGGCATCATTAGATTTAAATCTTGATTCATTGTACTTGTCGTGTGTTTATCGTGTGCCATATATTATTCGTTTGGATAGTCTCTGCCCCACAAATATTTAGTTGTGTTAGCATTAACTAATATTTCTTTTTCTGGATGTTTAGCTAAATTAAAGTTACCATCGAATATCCACGTATATGGAATTCTCTTTGTAGGTGACTTAATACCATGGCTAATCGCAATGTGTTTGTAGAAGAAACACGTTTTATCTTCTACGTTTAAATACTTTTGACTTTCCATTGGATTATTTGGATGATTTACAAGTACATCCATTTGTCTTAGCCATTCTTCAGCGTGTTTGTTTTCTGCAATAAATTGACCATCTTTGTCAATTGTGTATTTTACCTTTCCATTTAAATTAACTCCACCAAATATCTGTTGCATACCATCAAAGTGTCCAGTTCCTCCAAATAAAATAGATTCTGGATCAACCAAATCTGGTCTACTCATTGCAACATATCTTGCTGTGTTTTTACATGGATATAATGGTGACCTAAATCCTTGATGTTCTTTAAAATAAGCTTCTAATAATTTAGCAAATTCCATCATCGTATATGGTCTTTCTAAATCTTTAAGAATATGGACCATATCTTTTGCAGCTTTTTTAGGTCCATCAATTAACCAATCTTTGACAATAGTACCCTTTGGATAATAGATTTGAAACAAATCATTTCTTGCATGTCTATTATTAACAAAGTGTGCTTTGGTCTTTTCTTCACCTTCATTAATTAGACGAGTTATTGTACCCCAATGTTCATTTGAAAAAGAAAAAACAATAGTATAATAAAGTAGCTTCTCTAAGTCTGTTTCTTTTTGCATCATATAACAATAAGGATGCTCGTGCCAATGTAGTCTATGGGAAAATATCTGATAGTCTTCTAACAAAAGCTTGTCCTCTCTCTTATCAAACTCGTGACAAAATTCAAAGAACTTTGCTAGCCTCATTTCTTCTGACCAATCTTTCATCCAACTTTCTGCTGGCTTTTTCTTTTTAAATGCAATATCTGTAGAAGTGCCGTCATATGTGATATTTCTATACTCTTGTGTAACATCATCTTCAAACGTAAACAAAACACCCAGATCAGGTGTTTGTTTAGCTTCTTTTTTTATTTCTTTTATAGTGTTACTCATAGTTTTGCTACCATTTTTTTGTACTCTTCAACTGATACTCCAGCGCTCTGTAATATTTTATCGTCTGATGGAAATGAAGTCATTCCATTAAATGTTTCTACAAGCCCTAAATCCAACATTGCCTTTTGTCTACCAAATGGATGGTCTTTGATTTCAGAAGAATTCCAAAGAGTGTCCATATTAATGTGTGCATAATCTGCACCAGGTCTTAGATAGTTTTCTATCCATCTAATAAAATCACAAGCAACATCTTCTGCGTTATATGGCAAAGACCCAGTGTCTTCGTATATTTTTGTCATGACGGCATCTAAAAACTCTTCACTCTTTTTACCTTTCTTTTCTACAGGATCTGCAAGATAACCGATGCATTCTACTGCATTAGTACCATAATAGAACATTGATTCTCTATTCATAAATTCTGGGTACCAATCACATACATCTGCGATAACTGCGGCATATTGAAATCTATAAGCTCTTAGACCATTGTCTGCGTTCCACTTAAACATCCACTCGCCCAATTCTCTCAAATCTTTTTTACCACCTTGTCTTAAAAAGTTTGCCATGTCTCTGGCCATTCTTGGTGCAAATTCACATAAGAAATAATCTCCGCCTCTTTTGTAAACATATTCTGGTTTACTAAAATTTGCCATGCCTACAAAAGCGTCTTCATTTACTTCTGGTTTTGGCGGTTTTGGAAATGCTGGAAATTGATAACCAACTGAGGTATAAAACGGTGTTGGGTGGTGTTTAATGACTTCACACATTTCTTCAATAGTAGAACACTCGTGCAAATTAAAAAGGATCGTGTTATGATAGCCAGATGGTTTAGTAGCATAATTAATAGCAGAACCACATACTCTATGGAGAATAAAAATATAAAGCCATTCTTCTAGGCCAAATTCATTTCTTTTGTTATTCCAATTAGTGGCAACCTCTTTTCTCTGTGGCGTGTATAATCCTGCATTCATTCTTGACCAATATGGATGATCCGAATTCCAGCCATAAAAACAATCATTTATTATCTGAGAAAATCCAGCAAATTTACGCTCTACAACATCATACAATTCAATATGGTGCATTAACTCATCGTTTAATTTTGATTCTGCGTGTGGAACATGACCAAGATTACTTAGATCTTGTTGCTTTTTAGCTAGATCAAAATATCTTAAAAACTCATCGTAATACTTAGTCGTTTTTATCTGCATATTAATCTATAATTTTCCAACTAAAAGCTGGTCTATTTCTTTGATATTGGCCCATGGACCATTCAATATCTTTAGTTTCTATTTCAATTATTTCAACTTCTTTCGATGTTGCGTAAGTAACTTCTATTTTAAATTTTTCGTCTGTTTTCATATTAAAATAAAGATAATGTTTGTTTAATTAAGTTCTTATTTGGTTCGTTTGTTTCCATGTTCCATCTATAGTACTCTCTAGAGATGTGCACTGATTTTGGTTTTTCCATTACATCAAATGTTAATTCTCCAATTGCATTAAAATAAACCTCTGGATGTTTGTAAACTTTCCAGTCATTTCTTTCAGCCATATCGTCAATACCTTCGTTAATTTGTTTTACTAACTCGGTTCTTTCTGACCATGAGCCCATAAATGGAGTTCCTTTATAATAACCTGTTTTTGGTAAAGGCCTAGATTCATTTTCTATTGGTAAAACATGTACTATCTCAATGTCGCCAATTCCTAAACCTATTAGTTCCTCTTCGTATTTTTTTAAAAGCGTTTTTACAGAATTAGCTGGATTTGGTTGTCTCATCAAGTGATGCCTCACATCAATATTACCCATATAAACTGTTAGACTTTTAACCCATGGATATACATAACTCTGTAAACCTCTTTTTAGTGCACCGTGCATAGTTAAACCATCGTGCCTTTGACACATATAACCCGCTTGATACATTCCAAAAGAATGACTATCGCCGAAACATAGCTTTTCTGTCTTATCTATGTGGTCTATGCGTTGTATTTTTGTGCAAAGCTCCGTAGCTTCTTCGATTCTAGTCTCAAGTGTTTTAAATAAATCAGTTCCAGCCTTAAGTCTGGTTTGAATCAGATTTCCAATATCTGGCATATCGTGGTGTAGGGAATATTTTTTAACGGGGGAAAATAACCTCATCAATTGGTGATATAGATCATCGTTAGATCCTCCAAAAATATTAAACGTGCCTTTAAATTCCATACCATGATCAATGAGAATTGCGTCATAGTCGTTCCAATCAGTTTGATTAGATGTGATTACTTCGGCATTAGAATACCCTGCATTTTGTAATTGATTACATAGCATATGAGCCCATGCACCTTTATGCGATGAGATTTTAGGGCTAATCTTTCCTACCAACGCACATATGCCTACTTTAATAGACTTGTCGGTTTCCTGTTCTGTAAAAAATGTTAGTTCTGTCATAATTTATTTAATTGGATCTTCAGTGTCTTTATAACCGTGCTTTTCAACATAGTTATCTAGCGCACCTAAATATGCAACTGCGTCTAACAAGTTGTCTTGTTTATAATTATAAGAATGGCGACTTAATTTAAGTGCAACGAGCGCAGCATACATATCTGAGCCGTTTAATTCTTTACCTGTCATGCCATTGAAAATCATAGCAGCTCTTCGCATACCTTCTTCAAATGGACCATATTGACGTGATTTTTCTTCTGAGCGATTGTTTACTATTTCGTTAGCTTCAGATAAGATGTTGGTTTTCTTTTTAGACATATAAAACGTTTAGTTATTATACACACAATGTATAATTTGTTTAATTATTTATTCGACTCTTTTAGTGCTGCACTCGCGCTGATGGCTGCAAAGTGTTAGTTTCCTAACGTTATATACGTTTGGGTTTAGATATGTTATAGATCATAGCACAGTAGAATCTGACAGCATGCATATTGATGTTATCAGCAGATGCCATCGTTTTACTTAAATCATTGTCTATAACTGATTGGACGAATCCGCCTCCCATGTCGCTGACGTTCCATTTTTTACACATGATCTGTGTACCTGTTGTGACAATGTGGTTTTCTTCCCATGAAATGATGTCATTGTCGTGTATAAACTGCTCTGCGCTTTCGTCAAAGAATTTTTGTACAGCTTCTTTAACTATTTTGATTTTGTCAAATGTATTCATATTATATTGATTTTAGTTTCGTTTCCAACCATATCCTGCAATTTCACCATTATTAAACATGTTAATAAGATTTTTATATGCCTTTGTCGCTGCAGGTCTTTTACAATGTTTTACTGCGTAAATAATTTCTGGAGAATATTCGTCTTCTCTTCTTAGAAAAAATGTAGTTCTATACATGTGTCACTGTATTACCGGTTAATTGAATATACATCTCAATGGCTTTTTTTAGGCCTTTGATTTTATTTTCTATTTCTTTACTTACACCAACTTCGATTGCTTTAGGCAATAGATTATCATATAAATAACCGTCAAAAAGGCCATAGGCCATATTTTTCAGTGAATCGTCTTCGGTTGCTTTAATAACGTCCATTGTCATTGTCATCATTTCTGATGTAAAGCAATCATGTCTGTTAAATCTCTTATAGTTCATATTATTTAATATTAGTTGTACCATGCATTCTAAAACCCAAAACTGGAGTGTGGCCAGTTATTTTATTCTTACGCTGCTCTATCATGTTTCTTGTCATGATCAACGTTTCAACGTCAGTTTCTGTCTTTACCCAATCGGTAAATAAGTAAGTCAATAATTTTGCTTTGATTTTTTTCATTTCTATTACTCTTTTAATTACTCTACTAATATACCACAAATAATTGACATAAAAAAATCTGGAGTGACTTATTTTACAAAAAGTTTCCAATCTTTTTCTGCAGCAATGGCTTCCAATTCAAATGGGTGAGTGTCATATTCGTATCCTTCTTCGTCGTACATTCTTTTCATCTCTTCACCATCTTGAAGATAATGCGTGTACTCGTGGATTAATGTTTCTAAAATCCACTGTTTGTTCTTTGCTTTAGGATAATAAATTACGATCGTATTTTCTTCTCTATCATATTCTGCATCTGGGTCGCAATCACCTTCAGCATCTTCTTCACCTGTTAATCTAACATAAATATTATGGTGAAGTTCAATTGTTGGAAATTCAGATTGATATTTAGATCTACCGTAATGATTTTTTATATCTTCGTAGACTTCTTTAATTATATTTTTACACTTTAACTCATTCATATACTGCTAATATACCACAAATATTTGACATAAAAAAATCCTGGCTCACTTTTTTTCATAAAAAAAGCCCACATCGAGTGGGCTTTTCTTTAATTCAATGATACTTAAATTATCCTAATTTTTTAACAGTTGCTGTTAATTTATCTAGGGATGCTTTTACATGCTCACCGTAATCTGCGTGCAAATCTTCATCTGCATCTAATGGTTGCATATCTTTCCATTCGTTGTATTTAGCGATAAACTCTTCACTAGCATCTACGATTTTCTTAATATCTGATTTTGCGTATGACTTTCCGTAATACTGAGTTGGGTCTACATCCATTCTTGCAGTCTCATCTGTAAATGGATTTTTAATGTCTACGCCTTCGAAATCAAATGAAAATGCTTCAAAGCTTTTTACAAA